CAAGCAAGCGGCTTGGCAGTGGGCGATATTCTGTCAGGTTCTAATGTGCCAACTTCGGGTAACCAGATTCAATTCATTGGACAAAGCGGCAGTTACTATTATATACAAATCAGCAGCAGATTCACTGGCAATACTGCTGGAGACACCACACTGACAGTTACTAGGCGCTACAATGTTACCAATACATCTGTGTTGTTCTTCAATGCATCCGAGTGGTCTGCCACTACTGCCACAATTGGCACACAAGTATTTGCAACTGATATCAACTACCCAGCTGGTACCAACGTGAACGGCGTGACCAATCCCACATACTTTGGTACCAATTATTACAGAGTAACATTTACACAGAATTTAAACAACGGTGTAACTATTATTCCCGGCACAACACAAGTTACATTTGGTTTTGGACAGCCACCATATGCATTGCCCGGTGAAACTGTGTTTTCATTCATTGCAACATCTGGAGCACTGAGTAATTTGGACTTGAGTCAGTTGAAAGAATTGACCAACACCACCATTGGTGGTCGAGGCACATATCCAAACGGTCCAGATGTGTTGGCCATTAACATTTACAAAACAGCTGGCGCAGCTGTTACCGCCAACGTGGTGCTGCGTTGGGGCGAAGCGCAGGCCTAATCAACAAAAAGCCGCTACATGCGGCTTTTTTTTTAGATCAAATCCACTAGATCAAACACAGTTTGTAGTTTGGTGCGAATAATTTTGTTTGAAAAACTATTGCGTAGGCCTTGATGCAGGGGTTTAGGAGCACGATCCACAGTGGTCCATGCCCATCCTTGATGCTCGTTGCTCAACACAGGTACGAATTCATTGTCTATCACACACAGGTATGTGTGAAAATTAAACACTCTATCATTGCTCACAAACGTTTCTAAAGGAATTGTTTTGATGATAGTGGGCACTGTGCCTATTTCTTCAGTTATTTCTCGCAGCAGTCCTTGCCATGGAGTTTCCCCAGCAATATTGGTGCCACCTACCAAGCCCCAGGTACCCTCGTGTTTGCCATGTGCTTTTTGTAACAGTAAAAATCGTCGTGTGGCCTTGGCATAAAACAATGCACCACTGCAAACTATGGATTCTTTTACAACACTATTTTCCACTGACTAGACTCATATACGCCCTCAAAGCTCTTGACCCATGAAACACCGTTCCACAAGTATTGTACTCCAGTGTATATATTAGTTTGCCACACCATGGTGTCAGCATATTGGCTGTGATCAAATATCACATGCCATGCAGTTCCGGTCCATTCTATAATATTGTTGGCTTTTGCCACCAATGCACCCCAAGCCTGCGCAGGAGTTACATTTGTGATATCTCCTATATCTTCTATAATTAAAAATCTTTTGCCAGCTGCAATTGTTTGATTGCTTATTTCTGTACCTACTGGACGATATGGATTGTATGTCTGCGGGTTAACAATTGCATCAAAGGTGCCAGGACTATTGGGTCTATAACTACCTGCCGAGTTATATCCGGTATTTCCCTCCAGTACTCCGTTGCTGTCAATACCTGTGTTTGTAGTTAATGTATCTGCATTCCAATTCACACTTAACACTGTGTCATCCAGCGCATTAATAGCAACAGTGCCCACAATATAACTACCGTTTGTTTGAGAAAGAAAAATCATACTACTACCAGCTGTGTATTTTCCGCCAGCAGTGGCAAACACTTCATTCCAGCTGATAGGTGTGCCTTGTCTAACAGGTATATCTAAAGTTGGACCGCTTGGCACAACATTTTCAGTAGCACCCAGTAGTATAACACTGGGTCCGTATACTTCAACTTTATAACCGCCAACAGTGCCATTTGTAGTAAATAAACTGAGACTTGTTACCACAGTGGCTTCGATTGGATCAGAGCCCAGTCCTTCAATGTATGTGCTGCTGGTTGTGGATTTACCAGACATACTGGCAAGAATTGCAGTAACAACTCCAAGATGTTTTACCTTGACTGGAGGGCTGATCCATATGGGAGTATCCAAAGTAAGTGTTCCGACTTCAATAGGAGTTTCTGCCCCAATAGGAACAGTTTGACTTGACCAGTTAATGTCGTTTAAATTCAACACACTTAGACTGGTCCAGTCTATATAATTGTCTGATGTTTGAATTTCTAAACTGGGGTTAAACAACACCAATATCTGTTCCATAATCTGAAGTTTTTGTTCAGTGTTGGCACTCCAAATATCTACTTTTAACGTCAGTTTAAATGGCGTAGGCATCAACCGTTCAACAGTATAATTACGTCCTTGTCCATGAGTATATTCGCCGCTGTTGTTTACATCTCTTTCACGAATATGTACTTTACTAACAAACGATGAATCAGACAATCTGTCTCTATCTAATGCCAATGCAGTTACATACACAGCAATTCTGGGAACACTATTGACTTTATTTTCTGAGTTGTTGCGGATAATACTTGCTGCTTGTCTGTCTGCATTGCCATACATTACTGGAATTCTCACCAGCGTGCCATCGCCATATTTGACCACAAAGTTACTGAACACACGTATTACCTGTGTGATGTAACGTCTTATTTGCCCATCATAAAAATGTTCCATTATAAATCTGCCCTTGGTTTCAGCGCCTTACTCAAACTTTGTTTTTGAGCTTCTCTATTATTGTACAACGTCACAGTACCTTGGCCAGTATACGGAATTGACTGTTGTACTGTATCAATTATGGGTAAATTAATTTGTATGGCAGAACTTTGAACTCCCATTGTATTGGTATACTGGTATGATGTAAGTAAACCGGGCTGTTTAGAAACTTCGTATTGAAATAAATTTAATAAACTTTTTTCTGTTTCTAATTTGATAACAACAAAACTAGCAGTGGTTGTAAAAGGAATCTGTGTAGGAATTACAATATCTCCCAGTGTCAATTTTTTGTAATCAGATGCTACCATATCATTATAGATGAATGCATCATTGTTGATAAATCCTGTTTTCTGTGTGTTGCGAAAGTTGTTATTTGTCATATTTGTTCTCACAGCATCTTCCACAGCTATCCATGCACTCACAGTGCCATCAAATCTGTATAATCTGTTGGGAAGATAATCTGTACGCAAGAAGAAATCGTCAGTTGCAGGTGCAAATGGAAATTGTATACCATGACCAAAATCGTATCCGTTGACTGGAAACCCATCACCTAACAAATATCCAGTATATCCGCTACGCTGAGGAATACCGTGTTCAGTACTGGCCAGTATGCTTGTGCCACTATCGCCTGCAAATAAATCTGTGGTGCTGGCTGTTTCTAACACAGGTCTGCCACTAGTTGGGTCCACAGCCAATGTATAATATTGTCTAGTATTGTAGCCGCTTTCTGGTGAATCTGCCTCAGCCTGTGCCACAATTTGATCGTTGATTTCCAACTCTCGATTATGCATGCTGAGTAGATCTCTCAGAGTGGTGTTTGCTATGGGATCCCCGTTGGCATCTTTTGCTTGTTGATCAAATATCTGTGAAAATTGTTGACTGTCCGTGACTTTCTTTATTTTTAATCTATACAAGTGCGGATACCAAGTCACACTGAACCCTTCACTTGCACGACCCACGTCTTCGATAACATAGTATCTGGGCAAACTGACGTCAAACTCATTAAGTGCAAAATCGTCACGCAAATGCGGCAATTCTATCACATCTCCGCTGATGGGTTTACGACCTATGTACTTGATAAAATCGTTTATATGCACTGTCATGTACAAGGTATCGTTGTCAATAAACAGGCCAAACTGGCTTAGATTAAAGTCAATGTTTTGCACATTATACAACCCGCGAATTCTGTATATTTGTGTATCATACGTGCGATCTCTATTTTCTAAAAACAACAGATCTTGTATGTTTGTTTCTTTTGTGGTGGCATAATGTGGTTGATCAGCGGTGGCATTTGCTGCATCCGTATTGGTGCCTATATACTTGTGTAAGTACACGTCTGTTCCGCCCGCCTGAAACATTTCAGACACATTGCGGTCTATGAACCGATAATCTCGGCCTTTTTCTGGTTTATATAAACTTAGTCTTGGCATGATAGTATTTATGGTAAGATAAATATCATAGGAGAACATTACAATGTCAGACACAATACCATCAACGACTCAGTCAAATTCTACAGTAGAACGCAACAAGGTATTTGAGTTTATCAAGCTCATGCTGGGCGATGGTATGATTGATGTGGAACTGGATCCAGCTCATATGGAGTTGGCCCTGGAGCGAGCATTGACTCAATACCGTCAGCGCAGCAGCAATGCTGTGGAAGAAAGTTACTTGTTTTTAGAACTGATTCAAGACCAAAACGAATACAGATTACCTGATGAAGTTATTGGTGTTAGAGAGGTGTTTAGAAGAGCAGTGGGATCCCGCACTGGACTGGGTGCTGGCGGCACACTGTTTGAACCGTTCAACTTAGCTTACACAAATACCTATTTGATGTCGGGCAGCATGATGGGTGGTTTGGCAACATACGATGCATTTGCTGGATATCAAAAACTGGTGGGTCGTATGTTTGGCAGCTATATCGAATACAACTGGAAACCCACCAGCCATACTCTGGACATTTTGCAACGACCCTTTGCACAAGGCGAACAAATTCTCATTAGAAGTTACAACTTTAGACCAGATTGGGTATTGTTACAGGATATCTATGCCAAACAATGGCTGAGAAATTACTCACTTGCAGTGTGCAAGCAAATACTGGGTCAAGCACGCTCTAAGTTTGGTTCAATTGCGGGCCCAGGTAGTCCAATTACTCTCAACGGTACTGCATTGATTTCAGAAGCCAAGGAAGAAATGGAAAAGTTAGATAAAGAAGTACAGGATCTAACAGCAGGCGGTTTTGGAATGACATTTGTGATTGGCTAAAAAACTCTTGACCTTGTGATAAAACTGTTATATAATAGCACATCAACGGAGGTGCTATGATTATAGGCGTATGCGGTTTTATTGGCTCTGGCAAAGACACAGTTGCTGATTATCTCACTAACTTCCACGGTTTTAGACGTGAGTCGTTTGCCAACAGTTTAAAAGATGCGGTGAGTATGGTGTTTGGCTGGGACAGAACCATGCTGGAAGGCCGCACAAAACAAGCCCGTGAATGGCGTGAACAAGTGGATCCGTGGTGGGCCAACCGCTTGAACATGCCTAATCTTACGCCACGCTGGATTCTGCAATATTGGGGCACTGAAGTTTGCCGCCAAGGGTTTCACGATGACATGTGGATTGCTAGCCTGGAAAACAAACTACGCACAGCACTGACAACGTTGTTATATCAGACTGTCGTTTCCCCAACGAAATTAAAAGTATCAAACAAGCAGGCGGCATTATTGTGTGTGTGAAACGTGGCATTCAACCACACTGGTTGGACATTGCTATGCAGGCAAATCGTGGCAGCGGCAATGCTCAAGACTGGTTAAAGAATGAAAAAATTCATGCCAGTGAAACTGCATGGGTAGGCACACACTTTGATGATGTGCTGGATAATGATGGCACTATAGATGACTTGTTCACACAAGTCAAAGGTCTGGTGTCAAATCTCCCTGCTTCCACTTTACACCTTCTCGATGAAGAAGTCTCTGACAGTTTGCACACACTGTCTTGAGATTAGCATGCCGGCAGTTATCTAAATTGCCGTCCACATGAAACACTGCAAATACTTCAGGGTGTGGATTTTTAAATCCACACTTATCGCACACTGGTTTAATACGGTATCCTGAACGATACCATCGTGCAACTCCAGCATTGGCCACTCCTTTCATACAGACATTACACATACTACGATAGTACGTGTGTCCATTTTTACGATAATTAACTGCAGCGGGCCTATAGCCACAGGCGCATAGTGGTCTCATCTTATATTTAAGTAAAGTAGGCCTTTTGGAGACCTTTTCAGTCAATTTTTTTGGCTTATAACAGGTATAAAAAACCAAAAACTACTAAATACATTTAAGAACATGTACACATGGAGATAAAATATGGCACAACTAAGTTCACCGGGCGTAAGCGTTAGCGTAATAGACGAAAGTTTTTATACACCAGCTGCACCTGGAACCGTACCCTTAATAATTATAGCATCCGAAGAAGACAAACTAAATGCTGCAGGAACTGGTATTGCTCCAGGTACCACAGCAGCAAATGCTGGCAAAGTTTGGTTGCTCACAAGTCAATTGGACCTTGGCAATACATTTGGTATTCCTTACTTCCAAACTGATGCAGAAGGCAATCCAGTCAATGCTGGCGAGCTTAACGAATATGGATTGCAAGCAGCTTACAGTTTCCTAGGCGTAAGCAATCGTGCTTATGTGGTACGTGCTAACGTGGATACAAAACAACTGATTGGCTCAACAAGCAGCCCATCAGGCGAGCCAACAGATGGTAAAGTTTGGTTAGACACTGCAGAAAGTAAGTTTGGTATTTTTGAGTGGAATGCCAACTCTGCCACTACCACCGGCGGCCAAACATTTACTGCACAAACAGTGACAGTTATCACCAACACAAGTTTGTTGGTGGGCGGCACAGCAGGCAATGCACCGTTGGCCAGCTTTGGTACAACTGGTACATATGCACTGGTGGCTACTACTACACTAAACAAATTATTCTACAAGAAAGGTGCAACAGACGGCATATTGGCCGCTGGCACTTGGGTAGCAGTTGGATCAACACTGTGGACGGCCAGTCGCCCAACAGCTATCAGTACCACAGCTAGTCCAGTATTAACAGCCACTGGTGTTTCAGCTGGCAGTGCTATTATCGGTGATGGTGCGGCAATTGCAGCATCTGGCTCAGTGATGACAGTGAATGGCACTGTGTCAGGCGGCACGTTGGCCGTGGGACAAGTTTTGGCTGGCGGCACAATTGTTGCTGGTACAGAAATCACAGCAATCAACACAGCAACTATCACGGCTACCGTCAGCACAACAACATTGACAGTCAGTGCTGTTGCTTCAGGCACAGTCACAGTGGGTATGGCATTGAGCGGCGGTTCTATTACTGCTGGCACTTACATTGTTGCATTTGTGTCAGGCACAAACGGCGGTGCTGGCGTGTACACATTGAATCAAAGTGCAACAGGTACACCAACAACAGGTACAAGTTACACAGTTAGTGTTAGCCAATTGGTATCAACTACCACAGTTACCACTGGTGGCAGTGTGCTAACTATCAGCAACGGCACTACCACAGTTAACGTATCGGGTGTTAGCACAGTGTCAGCCTTGGCCGCAGCTATTAACGGCGGCGGCGGCGTGTTGTTTGGTGTCACTGCAGGAGCTGTTGGCAATGTATTGAGCATTTATTCAACAGGCGCAAGCATAACACTAAGTGGTACAGCAGCAACAGCGTTGGGATTCTCAACTTCACCTTATTTGGCTCCTAACTTTGTGGCAAGTCAGCACTACAATGTTCCAACATTTGGTATTGCAGACAACACTAGTACTGCCAACGGTTATCCCACAGGCAGTGTGTGGTGCAAAACCACAAACGTCAACAACGGTGCAAAATGGGTTGTCAAACAATACAGTACAGACACTTCAGCTTGGGTCTTGAAGCCAATCAGTTTGTATCCAAATAACGGAACAGCTTTGGTAACGTTGGACCCAACTGGCGGCGGTATCAATGTCGCAGCCAGTGCTGCATACGTGAAATTCAATGATGGTGAGTACACTTCCAACAGTGGCGCAGACTTCAAAATTTATTATCGCACAGCTGCTGGTGTAACAAAAATTACAAGTAGCCCGGTTGGCAACAGTACATTCACAAATGCTGCTGCGTATAATTTTACAATTTCAGAAACCACATTGACACCTGGCACTATTGATGCTGACGGTTATGCTCATTATTTGACAACTCCTGTGACAGTGGCATTTACTGGTACTGGAAATAGTCAAACAGATGCAAACAACTTGGTTGCAGCATTACAAGCAGCATTGGTTGGTAGCAAGGTATCTGCAGAAGTTAATAGTGATTTTTCAATCACCATAACACACCAACAAGGTGGTGACATTGTGTTTGTGGACGGCGCAGGAGCAGCTGCCACACTAAGCAAATTGTTCACAGCTGGTTCAACAAGCAACTATTATTCAAACCCAACTGGTATAGGTACCATGGCTTCATTATGGGGCACAATGGTTGGTACTTCAGCATATGCCACACCAAGCGCAACTCCACTAGTCACAACTCCTTTGGACGGTGCTTTGTGGTATGACAGCTACTTGAATGATGTGGACATCATGGTGTGCAATGGTTCACGCTGGGTAGGTTATCGAAGCGTGGATACCACAGTGGGCAGTGCTGTTATCAAAGGCGGCAAATCAATTAATAATCCATTGGGTACGCAGGGTGACACAGATGCCAACGGTCCTATCATCAGTGCAAGTATGCCTAAAACACAAAGCACTGGCACAGCATTGGCCAATGGTGACTTATGGATCTACACCGGTGACATTGAAAATTATCCTATCATTTACAAGTGGGATTTTGCAAACAAGAAGTGGGTATTGATCGACAACACAGATCAAACAACCAGTTCTGGCGTTGTGTTTGGCGATGCCCGTTGGAGTGATCAAAGCGCCAACGGCAGCTTGGGATCACCATTTACAGGCACAGGCGCTCCTGACACAATCGTCAGTTTGCTTGCCAGCAGTTTCCTAGACGGTGATGCTCCAGATCCTGCATTGTATCCAAAGGGAACATTGCTATGGAACACACGCCGTAGCGGTTTTAATGTTAAGAGATATGAAGTTGGATATGTTGACACAACTGAACAAAATCCACGTTTAAGCAATTCTGCACAAACTTACTATTATCCAGATCGTTGGGTAACAGCAGCTCCAAATGATACATTTGGTGTTGGACAATTTGGCCGAAAAGCCCAACGTGCTGTGGTGTTGCAAGCAATTCAAGCCACAATACAAAGCAACCAAGGTATTCGTCAACCTGACACAGTTATCTACAACTTGTTGGCTTGCCCGGGCTATTTAGAAGCAGCCAGCGCACTGAATGGTTTGAATGCAGACAACGGCTTATCAGCATTTGTTGTATTAGATACACCAGCTCGCTTGACGCCAGATGCCACAAGTTTAAACAACTGGGGCAAGAACTCAGCAGGTGCAGCGATTGATGGCGATGTGGGATTAATTGCAACCAACCCGTACAGTGCTGTTTATTATCCATGGGGATACACAACTGACTTGAACGGACGTAATGTTGTTGTTCCTCCAAGCCACATCATGTTGCGCACAATTGCATTGAGCGACAATGTTTCTTATCCGTGGTTTGCACCAGCTGGTGTACGTCGTGGCGGCGTATCAAACGCCAGCAGCGTTGGTTATGTCACAAGTGATTCAGGCGAATTTGTTACAGTGGCATTGAATCAAGGCCAACGTGACACACTGGCTGGCATACATGTTAATCCAATCACATACCTTGCTGGTGCAGGATTAGTTGCTTACGGACAAAAAACACGTCAACTAGTGGCCAGCAGTTTGGATCGTATCAATGTAGCTCGCTTGGTAATTTATCTACGTTATCAGTTGAACGTCATTGCCAAACCATATATCTTTGAACCAAACGATACTATTACACGTAACCAAATCAAACAACAGATTGAAAAACTATTGCTTGAATTAGTTGGGCAACGAGCATTGTATGATTTCTTAGTAGTGTGCGATGGTTCAAACAACACACCGTCTAGAATTGATGCAAACGAACTACACGTCGACATAGCCATTGAGCCAGTAAAAGCTGTGGAATTTATTTACATTCCGTTGCGTTTAGAAAATACTGGCGGCATTGCAGGCTTGGGCACATAATTAGGAGAAACTAAATGGCAATTGCAGCTCTATCAAACTTTACAGTACCGTTAGCATCAGACCAAAGTGCAAGCTCTCAAGGCTTGTTGATGCCCAAACTAAAATACAGATTTCGTATTTCGTTTGAAAACTTTGGAGTATCTGGCTCCACAACTGAACTGACAAAACAAGTTTCAGATGCGGCTCGACCCAGCGTGAAATTTGCGGATCAGAAGATTGAAATTTACAATTCAATTATTCACTATGCCGGCAAACCAAGCTGGGATCCTATTGCAATTAAATTGCGTGATGATGTTACTAACCAAGTTACAACTTTGGTAGGTGAACAAAATCAGAAACAATTTGACTTCTTTGAACAAAGCAGTGCAGCTTCAGCAGGTGACTACAAATTCACCATGCGTATTGAAATGTTAGATGGCGGCAACGGCACTAACACTCCAACTGTGCTGGAAGCGTGGGTGTGCTATGGTTGCTACATAGTTTCAACAAACTATACAGAATTAAAATACAGTGAACAAACTCCTGCAATGATTGACATAAGCATACAGTTTGACAATGCTGTTCAATTGAATCCGACCAATGGGCTTGGCTCTGGACAAACAGTACAAGTATTCCCAGGCGGAACTAGCGTTTTAGGTTCGTAATAAATAAAACCCACTTCGGTGGGTTTTATTATGATTGATAGTTAAGTGCGTACATTATTTTTTCGATAAATAAAGTTATGGCATTCACCCCCAACTCTAATCTTACCAGGACTGGTCCCACAATTTTGCGGGACTATGCTCATGCTGCTAATTTATTCAATGTTGATCAGTTTAGACTTGCACCCAAGTTTAATTTTCAGTTTCATGTATCGTTTGGTCTAAACTTTTCTAAACTTGTATCCAAGTACGGCCAAGAAATCAACATGTTAGTTAAAAGTATTGATTTACCTAATTTTGCAATAGCAACAGAAACATTAAATCAGTACAATAGAAAAAAAATTGTGCAATATCGTGTGAATTACCAAGAGATTGGAGCCAAGTTTCACGATGATAACATGGGATTAATTAATCAGTTGTGGCAAGAATATTTTTCGTATTACTATGCTGATAGCAACACAGCAACTATTCCAGGCGCATATGCCAGAAATGCCACCAAGGCATTCAGCAGTATTCCATCCAAATACGGATACGATGCAGGCAGCACAGACCCATTTTTCAGCTATATTAAAATATATCAAATGGCCCGCCACGAGTATGTGTGCTACCACTTGTATAATCCAGTTATAACCAGTTGGAATCATAATAAATTAGATTATAGTCAAAATCAAATGCATGACTTTGACATGAAGTTCAGTTACGAATCAGTCAGCTACAGTGTTGGCAACGTTGGACAAGATGCTCCAGAAGGATTTGGAGATACTCATTACGATCACACACCCAGCCCGTTACGGGGCAGTAGACCCAACGGTGTAACATCACCCGGTTTTGTATCCAGCACAGGTACAACAGCCGGCGGCGTACTATCTAACACCATTGCACAAATCAACACTTACCAAAACACACAGTTATCTAGCAATCCTATTAGTAAATTAACATCTGGATTGGCTATTGGACTAGGAGTAGTAGGTGCCTTAGGTGCAGCAAGTAGTCTAGTCAGTGGGCTATCGGGATTTAGTTTTCCAAGGTTTGGCAATAAGAACACCGACTCTGTACCTAATCCAGGAGCTAGCGGAACTGAAAATGAAATAGAAGGCGAAAATCCTCAAGAGTCGTTTGACGATTCAGGCTCGTTATTAAGCAACCCAGACGGATTTGGAGGAGATACAGTGACAGAAGCGCAAGAAGTTGACACTGGTGCAGATACTTATGATCCTGAAACAGATTTTAGAACAGAAGATTCAGAAGCGTTTGAAGAGTTCGGTGGAGCCGACGATGAAGGAGATGGTTTCTAATCATGAGTGCATTTAATTTACCCTCAACAAAACAAACTGGTCCTATCAATGTGAAAACATTCTTTGGAGCAAACTTGGCAAATTCATACAGCTTCCCAGCTGGAGAAATTGATGCCACTGTTGCATTTTTTACCAAACGAGGGTTTGACAAAGTCAGTGCAAATTCAGTGGCAATTATATTGTTATCACAGTCTAGGAAAGAAAATGTAAATGTGTTTACGTTAATAGATACATTAAAAGTTCTTACAGATATACAACTGACTCAAGTGGTGGCACAGGTACTGAACGCCAGCAGAGACAGTACCAGTGTGTTGGGATACAGAACCGCAACAGTTACTAACACGTACGAATCTCGTAATATTTTAATCTAACATGGCAAAATTCGCACAAGGCAAGTTTGTCACTAAGCATCCCGAAAAATATGTTGGTACAAAAATTCCAACGTACAGAAGCAGCTGGGAGTGGAGTTTCATGAACTTTTGCGACACCAATCCAAGTATAATGAAGTGGGCCAGTGAAGCTATACAAATTCCCTATAGGGATCCACTGACTGAACGTCAAACTGTGTATGTGCCAGATTTCTTCATACAATATGTTGATAAAAAGAATAGAATATTAACTGAGTTAATTGAAATTAAACCAGCAAGTCAAACCATACTGGAGCGTGTGGGCAAAAACAAATACAATCAAGCACAGTACGTTAAGAATCAAGCCAAGTGGAAAGCAGCCACACTTTGGTGCGGGCAACAGGGCATAAAATTCCGTGTTCTCAATGAAAATGATATATTCAGTCAGATGTGAGCATAAGTAAGTGTATGACAAAACGACTAGAAGAATTATTAAATTTGC